CATCAGTTTTGGGGTATCGGCGTGCCTCGCATGATGCGTGACAGCCAAACAACAATGAACGCTGCTGTTCGGATTTGGTTAGACAACATGGCCCTTTCATCAGGCCCAATGGTTGAGGTTAATACTGACCTTCTGGCAGCGGGCGAAGACCCCACGGACATACACCCATGGCGAGTATTCTTGCGCGAAGGTGGTGATGGTTCTATGCCGGCAGTACGTTGGTATCAACCGGTGGCGAATGCCAATGGATTAAACCAGATCGTGGAAATCTTCCGCCGATTTGCGGATGAGACGACCAGCCTCCCCTCCTACACTCACGGGGAGCAAACGGCATCGTTAAACAAGACAGCTACGGGCATGTCTATGTTGATGGGAGCTGCGAACGTAGCGCTCAAAAGTACAATTAAAAACATTGATGACTTCCTTTTGGAGCCAATGATTGAAGCAATGTTCCACTGGAATATGGAGTTCAATCCGAGGGAAGACATCAAAGGCGATCTCAGGATCGTCGCAAGAGGTAGCACTGCTCTTGTTCAAAAAGAAGTGCAAAGCCAGCGACTGCTCCAATTCCTGTCACTGGTTTCTAACCCCATGGATGCGGCTTTAGTGGATCGACCTAGTTTGTTGCGCGACATCGCGCAGACATTAGATATCGACCCGGATGAAATTATTAAGTCTGAAGAGAGGTTGCAAGCTGAACAAGCACTCCAAAATCAAATGCTCGCCGGAGCAGGCCCGAGCGGTACTGGAACTCCGGCTCAGCCCGGCATGGTCCCTGATATCGGACCTGCTGGCGTCCCGATTGGCTGACGCTAGAGACCGGCTAGAGCAGGCAGACGAAAAGAATTTTAGGTTTGAGCAAGGCCGCGTAACTGAGTTGCGCTTCGCGCTTGAACTTGAAGATACCGCGAAAGCGGTACTAGACCGAGAGCGGACCCCTAACCGGAAATCCGCAATTACTTAACGGACATCCCCTTGTGGACCCGAGGAAAAATATATGGCTAGTAGAAATGACCCTGAGCGTTTAGAAGCTGAAGCACGAGAAATGCTCAGCAAGCTGACAGAAACTGAAGCGGAATCTCCTGTCGACGTGGAGCAAACCGAAGAAGTGGAAGCGCTTGCTGAAGAGACCCCCGAGCCTACGGATACGGTCGAAGTTGAAAGTGCGGATGAGGCTCCAGTATTTGAGGAAGAACGCGGCGAAGAAACTCAAATGCAGGATCGGCTAGATAAAGCCGAGAAAGCGATGAAAGGCGCTCAAGCGAGGATGACCAAAGCAACCCAAGAGGCTGCTGAACTCCGAAAGTTAAATTCGGATTTGATGCAAGCTGTTGGCGATCTTAAAGGTCAGCTGGAGGAGAGACAAAAAGACAATGAGCAACTGGCAAAAATCCGGGAGGAATATCCCGACATAGCTGGCCCGCTCCTTGACGAGTTAAGTCGAACCCAAGCAGAGGTTTCAAGCACCAAGGATGCCTTGGCAGCTGAAGAACGCAGACGACAGGAAGCCGTTGCAACACAAGCGCAGGCTGAGCATTTTGACCGAATCCGAGCGATTCATCCCGATGTAGATCAACTGATCGAAACCGCGGACTGGATTAATTGGCTGGAGGTTCAAGATCCTCGAACGCACGAGTGGGTGGAACGCGGATCTTCTAACGATGTCAATGCGATTTTGACGCGGTTTAAGGTTGATATGGGCATGAAGCCACCCACGCCGCAAGAGCAGGCTCTCGAGAAAGCAAGGAAGGTTGCAGAACCTAAGATGCCAAAAACTCGGAAGCCTAATACTGGTGGAAAGAAAACTTGGACTGTGGAAGAGATCAAGCGGATGCCGAATCGAGACTTCGAGAAGTATCAGGGTGAGATCTTAAAAGCCATGGAACAAGGATCAATCCGCCGTTAATTAATACTCTTGTGAGGAATTAAACAATGGCTTTTTCATTTTTCAGCACGGGTGCTACATCTGAAGTAAATTTCGTCCCAGAGGTGTTTTCAAAACTCCTTCAGGCTAAGTTTTACAAGCAGTCTGTACTGCCCGCAATTTCAAACACTGACTACGAAGGCGAGATCTCAGGTCAAGGCGACAAGGTTGTAATCCGAACCGTACCCGCGGTAACGATCAACGACTACGCTGGTACTGTGTCAAACCAAGAGCTTACTACTGCCAAGGTCGAGATGTTGATCGACAAGGCTAAGTACTACAGCTTCAAGATTGACGACGTATTGGCAGCTCAGGCTGACATCAACATGCTCGAAGCTGCATCTTCTGATGCTGCCGAAGGTATGCGCGTTGCAGTTGAGTCTGACGTAATGTCTTCTGTGATTACCGGTGCTACTACAATCGGTGCTCAGACTACAATTACTGCGGGCAACATATTGGGCGAGATCCTTGGGCTGTCTACAGCGCTGGATAACCTGAACATCCCAGAGGAAGGACGATTCATCGTTTTACCTCCTTCGATGATCAGCTTGCTCAAGCAGTCAGAACTCCGTCAAGCGTACTTGACTGGCGACTCAGAGTCTCCTCTGCGTAACGGTCGTGTAGGTATGGTAGATCGTTTCACTGTTTATCAGTCAAACATGTTGCACACACCCGCAGGTACCGCAGACGCTGGCTACACCCACGTTCTTGCTGGTCACCCAAAGGCGATCTCATTCGCGTCACAGTTCACTAGCACTGAAACTGTACGCCTTGAGTCAACTTTCGGCGATGCTGTTCGTGGCTTGAAGGTATACGGCTCTAAGGTCGTAGTTCCTGACTGCCTCGCTGTAGGTAAGTGGTCGGTAAGTTAAAGACCGGTACGGGGGGCGAAAGCCCCCCTAAATTATTGGATTTATTATGGAAACTGGTAAGCGCTTTAAAAAGGACGAGCTATTTAAAGAAGCTCAATCGGAGTTCAGTGTAAAGCTGGATCGTCGATTAAGCCTCGAGCAGCTTGAAGATCAGATTGCCCGACTACGTCAGCACGGCAAAGAGCCTGCTGAGTCCGAGAAAAAGCAACCTGTACCTAAGCGTGTCAGAAATGTCATCACTGGTAACATTTTTGAGTACGACCCTGTTTGGAAGGGCTTGCCTGACCTTGAAGTTATTGAGTGGGAGGATTGACGATGGCAACAACAAAGGTTGTGGACATCTTAGACAGAGCCTCGATCATTTTACAGGACAGCACCAACGTCAGATTCCCAAACTCTGAGTTGCTGAAGTTCTTTAATGACGCGCAGAAAGAAGTTGTTTTGCATCGCCCAGACGCGAAGATGGTCAACGAATCATTTTCTTGTGTTGACGGTAGCAAGCAGACTCTTCCGGCCGCGGCATTACGCTTGATCGAGATTGTTAGAAACGTAAATGGCAGAGCCATTACTCAAGTTGATCGAAAGATCCTTGATGAGACTCTACCTAACTGGCATGAAACAGCAGCCGGGACAAACAAGATCGAGCACTATATTTACGATCCTGCTGACCCTAAGCATTTCTATGTTTATCCGAAAGGCGCAGCAGGAAGTCACGATATGGAAATCGTGTATAGCTCTGCACCGTCAGACATTGCTGTTAGTAACTTTGATACTGACACTACGACGATCAGCCTAGATGATGTTTACGCAAACTGCATACTGGATTACATACTGTATCGTGCATATCAGAAGGATTCTGAGTACGCCGTTAACGCAGAAAGAAGCATGATGCACTACTCGTCATTCGCTAACGCTTTGGGTATTAAGACTCAAGCTGACAGCGCAACTACGCCAGTGCCAAATACTCCTGATAGGAACGCTGGGAGAGCTTAATGAAATACTCAGACCTCAATGTTCACATCCGAACCGAAGTTCAGGGTTGCCCTGACTTCATCATAGAGCGTGCAGTTCGTGATTCAGCGATTGAATTCTGTCGTAGGACAGACGTTTACATTCCTGAGCCAGAGTTCGTTATTGTGATCGGCGGGGTCAACGAGTATTCCGTTACTATCCCAACCGGGACCGAGCTTAATCACATCATCGACATCTTTGATAACCATAGGGCGTTGCAGCCAATTAGTTATAACGAGCTGCTGCGCCGTCTTGGCGATGAAACAGAAAGGGGCAAGCCTGCATATTACTCACAGCGTGATAACGCAGAGTTTTTTGTGGCACCCATACCTAATGACAGCGACTCCATTCGAGTCGTTTATTCTGTAAAGCCGACTTCGACCAGTACCAGTATCCCCGACACTATCGGTAAA